AGTAAACAAAATGGTTTCACGGGCATACGGAGCGAGGTTAGCCCAGCGCCGTAACCCAGACGAAGACAATTAAGTTTAAAAAAACAGTTATTATTCGCCAAACAACACATAAGGAATAGACATGGCAAGAAATACCAATCCCGAAGGGGATATTATCAGCGTACCTGCGGACGCACCAATGGTGGAACAGTTCGTAGAGTCGGCAATGAAGACTTCTAAGGTTTTTACCGAAGATGAAGTTGAAAGCATCCGCAAGCAAGAAAAGGACAAGATGTATAAGCGTCTTGAAGAAGCGGATACCCGTGTAAAGAGCATGGAAGAGCAGATGGGCGTAATCTCCGCTGAACGTGAAGCCGCTAAAAAAGAGGCTGAAGCACGTGCGGCTAAAGAAGCCGATATCTTGCGCCAGCGAGAAGTTGACGAACTAAGCGCCAAGGAATTACTCCTTAAGCGTGAAGAAGAGTTCAACGTAAAACTTCAGGAAATTGACGGTGAGTACAAGCGTCGTTTTGAGGAGATTGAAGGACAGCGCCAAGCCCAAGAGGCAATCATTGAAAAAGAGCGCCGTCTTCAGGAAATCAATTCTTACCGTAACCGCCGACTTCAGGAAACTCAGGAAGAAATCATCCCTGAATTGATTGATCTCGTATCGGGTAATACGGAAGATGAGATTGAAACATCTATTAGTGTACTTCGTGACCGAAGTAATGCTATTATGGAATCAATCCAACAAGCGACTGCGCAACAGCAAGGTCGTTTGAGGGGGGCACCAGTAACGGCGCCTCCTGTAGGGCCAATGGAAACTCAGACGGAATACCAAACGTTGAATGCGGATGACATCCGTAACATGACAATGGACCAGTATGCAAAAATGCGAGATCGGCTACTTAATGCCCGCCCCAATAGGGGTCGGTTCTAAAACCTAATATCAACACTTAATCCTAGGAGGATTAGAACATGGCTTTTCCAGCCCCAACAGGTGGAGCAGTAACCAGTTCCGCAAGCATTAGTCCAAACGGCTACGGCTCGGCAACCGCCCTCTCCCCAGCAATTCAGCAAATCTGGTCCAAGGAAATCTTGTTCCAGGCAATGCCAGTCCTGCGTTTTGAACAGTTCGCAGTGAAGAAGACAGAACTTGGTGTAATGCCAGGACTCACCGTCAACTTCATGCGTTACAACAACCTTTCGGTTGGCGCAAGTGGTTCAGAACTCACCGAAGGTACCCGCATGGAACCAACGGCGTTGACTGCATCGCAGATTCAAATCACCGTTAAAGAACAAGGTAAGTCGGTTGCAGTAACCGAACTTCTCTTGAACGCATCGTTTGATGACGTTATGGCTTCGTCCAGCCGCTTGCTCGGTCGTCACATGGCACAGTCCATGGACGTTCAGGCACGCAACACGCTGTACTCGGCAGGCGTTCCATTCGGCGGCGGTTCAGCAGTTGCCCCATCGGTAGTCTTCGGTCGCACGACCAACGGCTCAACCCGTGGCTCAATCGCTCCTTACGAGTACTCAAGCGCTGGTTCAGCATCGGCTCCTGGTTACCTCTCGCCTGCAACTATCAAGGACGCAGTTGAAATCCTTGCTGGTCAGAACATCCCACGCCTTGGCGACACATACGTGTGCTTCGTTCACCCATCACAGAGCCGCTCGCTCCGTGACTGGCCTGAATTCATTGAAGTCACGAAGTATGCCGCTCCAGGAAACTTCATGCTCGGTGAAATCGGTCGTATCTACGACGTAGTGTTCATTGAAACCACTCAAGTACTTCAGGGTGGCACTGGAATCGTTGACATCACCCCAGGTGGTTCAATCAACGACCCAAGCGCAACCTCGTACAGCGCAATGATGATCGGTGACAACGCATTTGGTCAGGCAATCGCCTTGCCAGTTGAACTCCGTGACGGTGGCGTAATTGACTTCGGTCGTGAGCATGGTCTCGCTTGGTACGCAATCTGGGGCTTCGGCGTAATCACGCACGAATCCCGAGTGTTGATCAACACCAAGGGTGGCGCTATCGCTTCTGCCTAATTAGGCAAAATGAAGTAGAGTTAAGGGGCGGGGTAAAACCCGCCCCTTTATTCATAGTTAACTTAAACAAACAGGAGTAATCATGGCAACCAAAAAAGCCAGTCAATTTGCTGAGGCTGTTGATACAGCGTCAGAAGAAGCCGTTGTAGAAGTACAACCGCTTGAAGTATCCAGTGACGAAGTCTCAGCCCGTGTTAAGGGTACGTGGACGATGTTCTGGGGACAGTTAGTGTTTAATTTTGAAGACGGTACCCGCTACACGATTCCTCGTGACCTCTACAATTATTTGAAGAAAAGCGGAAACATCTACGACACCTTGTGAGGTAAGCAATGCCAGGCTTTACAGTTCCCAATGCAACTGATTATGCAACTGGAGTAATCGCCTCATTAGATCAATCAGAACCAGACTCGCTTGACTTTTCAAGTATTGCGGATCATCGTTCTGGTGTAGTCAGTGGTGGAGATGTCTCTTCAGTTGCTAGTGCCGCTGGTAACGCAACGCCTGCTTATCTGAATGTTGTGCTTGGTGCGACCGAAGTTCGGATCGCTGGAACCTATGGTTCTATTACAGGTAGCACGGTTATTATTCCTGCCGCACCAACAAGCACAGATGCACGCTTTGACCTTATTGTCGCTTTTAACAACTCAGGTACTTTTCAGTACGCTGTTGTTCAAGGGACGGCTAGTGCAACGAACCCAGTATTCCCAACCATTGCAAGCACCCAAATTCCTTTGTATGCAATCTACGTAAAGAATACGTTCAACACTCTCTACACCACTGCGTTAGTTGTAGATAAGCGTGCGTATGACTCCTCAAATACTGCTCGCCTTGCTTCTGGAACGCCAGCAAACGGAACTGGTTCTATTGGTGACAGTTTTGTCACTAGCACTACAAACTCCAACAGTGGTCAATCACAGGTCTATGTTAAGACTGGTGCATCCGCATGGACCAACCTTGCTACATACGTAGCGATGGCTTCGGCTAACACAGTGAGCACTCTTGTGCAACGTGACGGAAGCGGTAACTTTACCGCAGGAACCATTACAGCAACAGCGTTTGTTGGTTCTGGAGCATCACTTACCAACCTTCCTGGAGCAAACATTGGTGCTGGGTCTGTGGGGACCACACAACTAACAAATGGCTCTGTCACAGTAGACAAGTTAGCAACAGGTGCACCTCGTGCAGGTTTTAACTCCACACGATCAACTGCCACCATTACTTCTAACAACTACACCATTACCACTGCTGACCTTGGTAAGTTACTTGAGTTCAACCCAACAGCGGCAAACATGACTGTCACAGTTCCAGGAACGGGCTTTACTGATGGTGACCGTATTGACCTCTTGGCTATTAACTCAACTGCTAACACCATTACTATTCAAGGTGCTGGTGGAGTAACTGTAAACGCTGAAAGTGGTCGCAAGACTCTTAAGGGTCAATGGGCAGGAGCAACGCTCATTAACCGTGGAACAAACTCGTGGGTGCTTATCGGCAACCTGATCGCATAAGGCCATGATTCCTGGAATCGTTGAGTCTTCACGGTGGGTGTCACCGTTTTCGGATACGTTCAATCGTGCCAACACAACCACAATGGCTACAGCAGAAGTTGAATGGGTTGAAACCATCCCTGACTGGCAGATTATTTCTAACAAAGCGTATACCGCTACAGCCACATCTTCGTACCCACTCCTTAGTTTTGATGCCACTAAAGCAAACGTAACTATTAAAGCAACTGGGGATTTGAATGGTGCTGGTTTTGGTGTGGCATTCTGGGTTACCAATGCCACTAACTGGTGGGCTGTTGTAACCGATGTTACCCAAGGTAGTACTTCAGGAACTACTTACACATGCCCTAATGGTGGCACTCTTTCGGGAACTACCTGTTTAAAGACTTGTTACCAAACCTGCTATCAAACTTGTTACGGTTCTTGTTGTAGTACTGGTACATGCGTGAATAATGGAAACCTGTCTGATCAAGGCTGTGGTTTAGGTGGTTACGACTACGGATGTTATGACTCTGGCGGATGTAGTTGTGACGCTTATGGAGGCGTAGGAGACACTGCAACCTGTACCTGTTATTACGGAGGGTCTGTTCCCTTATCTCAAAACTTCTCGGCTAGAGCCTGTATTGATGGCGGAGGGTACGTTTTTAATGGGCAGTGTTATAACGCTGTTGCTTCTGGTCAAATACCAGGGTATTACTACGCAGGGACAGTAACTTCATATGTTTCTTGTAACCCATACGCCTGTAACCCATACGATTGCAACCCTTACGCATGTAACTACGATGCCACTGGGACTACTTCAACAATTACTACGTACACACATACTATGAAGTTGATCAGAAACAATGCGGGAACCATTTCAACGGTGGCTACCGTTGCTCTTGGTGCAGATAACACCACCCCTGTTTATGTTGCTTCTATACAAGTAAACACAAATGGATCAACCATCTCAGCAACGGCTCTACGAAATGGAACAAGTGTAAACCTTACAAACAGCCCAGCATCACCAGTTACATCCACTAAACATGGAATCATCCTTGCCCCAGTTACTACGACTGCTCTTTTGAGCAGAAACGTAGACCAATTTGATTATCTAGCGTGAGGTTTAAATGACTCTTGAACGACCTATTCCTAAGCCAACTGGATCAGTTGCAGATATAACAAGGGTTCTTGGAACGATGACACACCGCCACCGAGAGCAACAACCAGAAGTAAACCAGCCAACACGTGACACTGTTCCTGGGGCTGGCTCAGGAGATCAGTAATTTGAAGTAAACTGTAAGCATGTCAATCTACTCCCAGCAGATCCTTGATGAAGTCACAGAAGTAGCACGGACATACCTCCGAGACTTTCCTAAGTTCTTTCAGGTCTCCTTTGACACTGTCGGCAGAACCTACGAGTTAGGCAACCCTAACATTGACGCTGACACCCTTTGGGTTGCTACAAACGTAGGGGCCTCAGTTACTGCACTGACTTCCACACAGTACTCATTGGACAGCCGCAATGGTATCTTGCGCTTTGCTACCACTCCTGCGTCTGGCGCCAAGATCATGGTTGAGGGTTATTACTATGAATGGGTTTCCCCTAAAGACCTAGAGTTCTACGCCAAACAGGCAATCAATCAGCACACGTTTAGTCTTGATATACCTCTAGAAAACATGGCTAAATTAATTATTGAGACCATTGGTATTGGTGCAATCGTAGAAGCACTCGGTGCCTTGATGTCTGAGTTTAGCCGTGACATTGACGTAATGACCTCAGAATCCATCCATATTCCTGCCAGCCAGCGCTTCCGCATGGTCCAAAGCCTCTTGCAGTACTGGAGCAACCAGTACGAGACACAGGCTCGTTCTCTCAATATTGGTGTTGACAGAATTGAAGTATTTAATCTACGCCGTGTATCCCGCACGACTAACCGCTATGTACCTATGTTCAGGGCTAAAGAACTTGGCGACTACAGCCCAACTGAACGTATCTTCCCGAACCCTGACAAAGAAGTCATTCAATTGGAAGAAGCCCCAATTGACAACTTGCGTGAGGACGTATATGTTGACATGGCACCTCAAGAGGGCTATGTCAACAATTCGTTCTTCTAATGGATATTAGACGTGAGTTATCCCAGATACGCCGTCACTACCGTGAATACACGAGGAACTACGGCGAATCAATAGTTTGGTTTGAGTACCTACCAACTACCACTCCAGCCAGCGCTGGTTCTGTCTACGATGACGTATACGACGAAGGCATTGTAGGGTCTGGTGGTCGCAAGTACAAGAGCGGTGTAATCATACCTACCCTCATGATTACCGAAACTGAAGACCAAAAGCGAGCCATCCCCGAAGGTCGTCAGCCTGTAGAACTTACCAACTTTGTGGCGTCTATTGAAGACTTCAGAAGTGCTGGTGTTACTGACCCGTTTGAGTACCAAAAGCACCTGAACGATATGTTCTTGTATGACGGTCGTTACTTTTCCATTGCCACATATCGTGTCCGTGGGCGCCTTCGTGACGATGTCATGGTAGTTGTTGAAGGTATTGAAGTTTATGTAAGCCAAGAAATGCCGTTTGACCCAGGTCCAGCGGCAATGGGTGTCCAAAACTTACCATGGCCTACAGCGTTGCCCAGTATTTGATAAACTTAAATCAATCTTAGCGAGCGCTAAGAGGTCCAACGCCTAGAACTTAAGGATGTGCCATGACTGGCTACGTATCGTCTTTGCCCTCAAGTTCTAGCCCCCTTGTATCTGGAACCCCTTCTCCCTTGTCCTATATGGCTTTGGCTTCTGAAAGCCTTCCTCAAATACTGACTGATGCTATTAATAAAGCAATCAATGAGGAGACTGAGGAAATTAAAAAGAGCCTTGAGTCCGATGGCTACCCAGAGTTGGCAAATAACTTTAGTATCCAATACAACGAAGAGAACCAATCTTTTATGTTCTTAGTAGGTGGTGACGCCTCACAACAGGTCAAGACCCTTGAGTATGGGGACTTGCAGAATGCGCCTAAAGGTATCTTTAGAAAAATGGTTAAACGTCGCTCTTCATCTTTTGAGATCAGGGTCAATAACCACATCAAAAAAGGGCTTGGGCTATGAAGACTGGCTTCCTATTTGCTGAAGATGAGGCAATCAAACTACAGGTATCAGGTCTTACGGTTACTGACGACCGTGACGCCGAGCGCCCAGTACAAGTGTTCTTCCGATACCCAGAAGGTGAAACTGAGCGCCATTACCCATTTATTACAATTGAACTAATTGATGTGGTGCACGCCAAGAACCGCCAACATTCAGAGTCATACCTAGACACCAATTCCCCTGGACAGCCTAATAATCTTGACTACTGGCCTAGCACTTCTTCTGCCAGTTCTCCAAACATTAACGGCTTTGACTCATACAGGACTACAGAGTTTCTACCTGTAGACCTTTTATACCAAGTTTCTACGTTTACAAGAAGCGCCATACACGACCGACAACTAGTGAACCAGATGCTCACCCAAGTATTCCCATTTCGTTATGGGTCTTTGGTGGTCTCCGCAGACAATAAGTCCCGAAGGTTAGACCTTCTGGACTGGTCAACGGCTGACCTTCTTGACCCTGAGGCGGGGTATAGGAAGCGTATCTTTAGAAAGATCTACACAATTCAGATGACGTCGGAACTTCCAACGTCTGCACTAATCGGCCTCAAGAAAGTAACGACTGTTTCAACTACAATTGAACAGACTAATTAATTTGAAAATCCCTGTAAGTAACCCCTGATTTAGGAGTAAACAATGGCATATGACATTCCTGGAGTCTACGTTCGTGAGACTCCCTTTACTAGCAACGTTAGCGTACGTAACGCTACAACAGCCGCCGCATTCGTAGGCACAACAGAACGTGGACCTTCCACGCCTTTGTTGGTTTCTTCATGGAGCGACTACAAGTCTGCTTTCGGTGAAATCAACAGCACCTACGATCTAGGTTATGCGGTCTACCATTACTTTGCTAATGGTGGTCGTGATGCCTACGTATCACGTGTAATTGACACCACCGCAGTAGCCGCCGCTGTTACCTTTCAAGGAACAGTAACTGGCGCTTCAGCCGCAAGCACTATCTTTACGGTAGGTGCAAACACTGTCGGTGCTTGGGGTAACAACCTCTCAGTAACCTTGTCATTTGATCAGAACACTTTGACGGACCCATCGGGTACACCAAAGATTAACTCAGCATCATTGTTTTCAATGGCTGTTAACTTGGTGCAAGGTAGTGCCACGGTTGAAGTAGAGCGTTGGCAAGACCTTTCATTTGATCCAACCTCAAGTCGTTATGTAAAGAGCGTTCTTGATCTTTATTCTTCTTATGTAAAGATTGTAGGAACTCCTGCAACAATTTCATCCAGCACCACAATTACTGTTTCAGGAATTACTGCTGGAGTTTATTCAAAGACCTTGACATTGGTTACTGGTTCAGATGCAACTGCACCAAACACAGTAAGCGCCGATATTGAATGGGCAACTGCTGTAACCAACTTGGACAACGTACCTGGTCCGCTATTGGTTAACCTTGTTGGTCAGACAGGTAGCGTTCGTATCAACCAAGCATTGGCATACGCCGCTACCCGTGGTGACGCCTTCGTAATCATTGACTGCCCAATTGATGCAGTAACCAAGAGCACAGAACAAACTGCAATTCTTGGCTACAGCACCACTAATGGTGGTTGGGGTGCAACCTACTTCCCAGCATTGAAGATGTATGACCCAGCAAAGAGCGGCCCAACCGCTATCCGTGACACCTACCCAGGTGGAGCAGTTGCTGGAGCGTACGTACGTTCGGAGAACCTCCGTGGGGTTGCTAAAGCACCTGCTGGATACTTCTTGGATCTTCAAAACGTGTTTGGCTTGGTAGCAACTCTTACAGATGCAGATCAAGGTGAATTGTACAACGTTAACAACGTTAACTGTATCCGCACCATTGCTGGTGGTGGAACCATCATCAACGGAGCACGCACCTTGTCAAAGACTCGTCCAGACAAGTATGTGACTGTCCGTCGCACCTTGAACTTCTTGCGTGTAACACTCAAGAACCAATCAGCATTTGCTGTGTTTGAGCCAAACGACGAACGACTCTGGGGTCGCATCAAGGTTGCTCTTTCAAGCACCTTGACTGACTTCTGGGCTAAGGGCAACCTCAAGGGTGCAAACCCAGCGAATGCCTTCTACATCGTCTGCGATGCATCAAACAACACCCAACAATCCATTGAAGATGGCAATGTAAACATTGAAATTGGTGTTGCATTGCAGTATCCAGCAGAATTCGTCGTAATCAACCTCACACAGTGGGCTGGCGGTTCCTCCGCTACAACCCTTTAATCCAAGGAGCAAATAGAACATGGCAATTGCAGCAACAACTATGCGGACAGACCCGCTAAGAAACTTTAAGTTTCGTGTAAGCATCCATCCAAAAAACCAAAACGCCAGTAACCTCGCTAACCAGTTAAGTGCTATTGGTGATCTTGGTTTTGCTCAAGTGAGTGGTATCTCCGTTACTAACGAAGTTATCTCTTACCGTGAAGGCGGAATGAACACCCACCCACACAAGATGGTTGCTCAGTCAGACTTTGCTCCTGTGTCATTTGCACGAGGAGCATTTGCTGGTCAGGACCAACTATGGGCATGGCAGAAGTTTATGCACGCATGGCTAGGCGGTGGCGTCGCAGGCGCAACTGGTTTGGCAATGGGTGACGGAGACTACCGTTGTGACATCGTGGTTCGTGTTTATGACCACCCACACACCGCTTCAGAACTTAATGGTGGCGGAAGCCTGAACTACCAATACGATGGTGGCGTCCAGAACAAGAGCATTACCCCAGGTAACGTGAAGTTTGCATTTAAACTTTTCAACGCATGGCCTGGCGCTTACGCTTTGACCGACCTCAACGCTGGTGACAACGGTATCTTGATTCAGTCAATGACCGTACACCACGAGGGCTTCTTTATTGCTTGGAGTGACGCAGACATCGCCAATATTGAAACGATGTAGTATAAGTTAATTCCACAACATAGGAGCATTAAATGGATCTAAAGCAACAAGCGGACGCCCTTAATACTGCCCTTGACGGAGACGTCCCTGAAATCAAACCAGCACCCGATACGGTTGTTGAGTTGATTAAGGGCGTCTACAACAAGGACATGGATTCTTGGGACACCACTGCAATCGTTCGTGAACTAAATGGTTTTGATGAAGAGGCTCTCGCTTCTTTAGATAATAAGAACCTTGTATACGCAGAGTACATGTCAACCTTGCTCAAGCGTGCCGTTATTAGTATTGGGTCTGTAGATATTGCAAGCACCCCGTCAATAATTGACGAGTTGATTATTGGTGACCGTGACCTCTTGTTCTTGGGCATTGTTATTGCTACATACGGAAGCAACCGTGAGTACCAAGTGATTTGTAACGGATGCTCGGCGTCCAATGATGTCACCGTTCCTGTTGACAAGTTTGATAAAAGGAACATGGATGTAGATGTCTACAAACCAATTACGGCTACCTTAAAGAATGGTGAGACGGTGAATTTCCGTCTACCTACTGGCGCTGATAGCCAGTACGTTTCTAAAAAAGCCAAGTCCATAGCGGAACAGAACACCATCATGTTGGCTCGTTGTGTGTCCTCAGACGATGTTAAAAATGCAGAACACTGGGCTAAAAGCCTCGGTATTCAAGACCGCTCTAATCTTATAAACGCCCTGATGCAGAACCAGCCAGGGCCTGAGATAGGGGAGGTGAATGCCCAATGCGCTACGTGCAACGAACCAATCGTTTTCGTGCTTGATTGGGCATCCCTTTTATTCGGTTAAACTAGTTCATATATACTGGGAATACGATTTGATTGCCACCGTCTACAAGGGCTTTACGCTCGCTGATATACAAAACATGACTGTACGCCAAAGAGAGTACTGGTCGTCTATGGGTAAATGGCGTAAGTCTGGAGACTAGCGATGGCACCACTACCACCACCTGATGGTGAAAAGAGTTTGAATGGACCCTTTGGTGGATCCACCACGTCTGGTGGAGAACTCGCTCAATTTCGTGCCAAGTTCAATGTTGACCTTAGCCAGATGTCAAAACTCATTACAGGCTTTCAAAGTCTTAAAGACAAGATAAAAGCAGTTGAGACTGCTGCTACATCGGCTACCAGCAAGGTTAACAGCCTCTCTAACGCTCTCCAAGGCGTAACAGGTGGTTCTGCGGGGTTAAACGTTTCTGCACCGTCTAACGGCACTACAAGCACTGGTACCGCCGTCTCACAGGCTATTGCTAGTAGTAAAGCCTCTGTAGTACCTAAGACTGGTTCTAGCCCTGTTGCTCAGGCTGGAATGATGGGTGGGAGTGGTAGTGGTTTCTTTTCCAACATGCGTGGTGCCGCCTTTCCAAGTGGTACAGGTGGCGGAGCAGGCATGGCGCAAGTTGCGCAATATGGTATGCAAGCCATTGGTGCAGGTATTAACGCAATTGATAACCGTACTAACCAGATGTATGGTCGTGCCTTACGGACTGACCAATTGGCTGTTCTTTATCAACAAACCGAAGGAATAAGTCAACAAGGTTATTATGATCAATATAGGAAACCTCTTCAAGGATTCCGACTTGGTGCTGATGGTACAAACCAATTATTAAGTCTGCAAGCACAGACAGGTATCAATGCCCAGAAACAAGCAGGAAGTATTCAAGGACTTAGCGCTGCTTTAGGTTACTCCTACAGCACTCAAGACTTTGCTTCAATGCTTACAACATTGGCTAACCCAATGGTCAACAACAGAATGACCATGACATTAGGAACTGGTTTGTATGGTCCTGGTGGTAAACAACGCTCCATGACTGAGGTGTTCCAAGGAGTTGTTCGTGGGTCTGGCTTAACAAATGAACGTTACCTTGCTGGTGCAATGCAACAAGGTTCTTCCGCCCGTGCACGTCTGACTCAGTTGGGTCTTCCTGAGGATATGCAAAATGCAGTCCTTCAATACGCTAAAGATAATGTCACTTTTCAAAAGAAAACTGGTGGCAATCAAGGGATGTATAACCCCGAACTTAAATCCCAGCGTGAAATCATGGGCATTGAAAAGAACTTTGCCACACAGCAACAAGAGACAACTCGTAAACAAGAAGTAAAAGACGAGAAGTTCTACAACCGTCAAAAAGACAACCTTGCGTCAATGGAAACCAACACGCAAAAGATGATTGAGTTGACCACCCGTATTCAAGAATTGACTTCTGCAATTACTGGTGCTCGCATCTCTAGTCGTGGAAATCCAATAACCAGAATTGGTGGAAGTCTTTTAAAGAAAGGTTTAGGCGCTGGCATTATCGCCGCTTCTGGTATTGGTACCGTATTAAGCGGTGGTACTGCAACCCCATTAACACTTGGAACTGCTGCTTTTGGTGCAAGTTTGTTACTTGGAGATGGTACTGAAACAGCAAGCGGTAAGAAAAGTGCATCGGCTACTAAAGGTAAAGTTACTTCAGGAAGTTCTTCTGGATTAAACGATAAGTTTAGACAACGTCTTGAACAGATGATTGAAGCCTCTGGTGGAAAAGTAGGGATTGGCGGAGGATTTCGTTCTAGTGCTCAACAACGTAGTTTGTTCTTGTCTCGGTATAGTCGCACATCTGACAAGACTGGGACATTTTGGGATGGCGCATACTGGAAGAAGAACTCAGGTGTTGCAGACGCCGCTCCTCCAGGAATGTCAATGCACGAAATTGGACTGGCGGCTGACCTTACTGGTGACCTTAACTGGGTGCAAGAAAACGCCGCTAAGTATGGTTTGAAGACTTTTGCCAACGTCAACAACGAACCATGGCACGTACAGCCAGCAGAACTCCCTAACAGCCGTCGTCAATATGAAAAGGCTGGGGCACCTTGGGGAACTATTGCTGGTGCGGAACGTATGGATCCAAATGCAACTTTTGAGGGAGCGTCTAGCGACGGTGGAGTATCCGATGCTTTGTACAACTCAACTGGTTCTGGGAATGTAAACGCATACTCACAAATGGGTATGAGTGCTCAGATGGAAGCATTCAAAGTTGGATCTAGGAAACTAGGTGGCGGCGGCGGTGGCGGTCGTATGGCTACAGGACGCCGTACTCGTAACGTTGGATCCGCCAGCACCTCAACACAACAATCTGGTTCTGTAACAACTGGCAAAGCCATGGACCCCCGTGCAATTGCACAAATGCTATTGAATCGTGGATTTAAAAAAGAAGACATTTGGAAGATGCTTGCTATCTCCCATAGAGAATCACGTTGGATACCTTCAGTACGTAACGTAGGTCCTGTTGATGACTCATATGGCTTGTTCCAAATAAATATGAAAGGCAACTTAGGGGAAGCCCGACGTAAGTATTTTGGTATTGCTGACGATAGTGAATTGTTTGATCCAAAAACTAACGTTAAAGCCGCCCGCATTACCTATGGCGGAGGAAACCTCTCACCTTGGAATGTTAAAGGTGACTGGAAGAACGGTATTGCCCCAGACAAAATGGCGCAGAGTAAACAAATTGCTCAGAGCATGAACTTACCAACCACAGGTGACCCAACAACACCGTCACGTGGTGGAGGTAATACAACGGTTGTGCAAGGCGGGGGAGTTACTATCGCCCCAAATATCTACATCCAGTCAACGGGAAGTAACACTGCGGACGCAAAGCGTGCGGCTCAAGAAGTCGCTAACTTAATTACTCAAGATCTTAAACGAACCGCTATGAGGAACCTCTAATGGCAAACCCCCCTAATCGTTATGCTGGAAACCAGTTTTACAACATAGAAGCGGCTGACCCAAACGTAACAAACAGCACTAAAAGCAACCCCGACTTTATCTGGCCTGGGCCTTCTCAAAAGAATGCTGTATTAGGAAGTCCTGGAAGTACGTACCCTGTAGAGCGTGGTTATATGCGTTTGCTAACAAACGAATATACAACGGTAAATGGAAGCCTGTCACCAAGTCGTCGCCTGAACTTTCAGTTTAACCCAGATACTTTAACACGTAGTGTTTCTGCACGAAATGATATCCAGTATTGGATGAACCAAGACCCTTTTCAATTAACACAACCAACACCAGGTGATGCCAACTTTGGTTTTGATTTAATGTTTAACCGTGAAGCAGAGATTGCGTCATCTTCATATAGAACACAATCAGGTATTACAAAAGTTAGGTCAGACGCTGACTTACTTAAAGATAGAAGTAATGGGTTGGGTGCACGCCCAGACATTGGTTTAAACCTAGATGCATACGACCCATCATGGGTAACTGACATTGGAGTACTTGCTGACCTTATGGTCTTTGACCAACTTATTGGTCAAGGTATTAACAGCGACATTATTGATCAAATTGCAAAACAGGCTGTTACAAGTGCAAAAGCGTACAACAACAGTGAAGGCGTAACTAGTGACGCTACCGACAAGTCTTTGGAAACAGATGAAGCGATCTACAAAACCTATTTAGAAGCGAACTTAGGAAACTCTGCTTTTCTAATTGCACAACCTATTCGTGTTGTGTTTTCTTCTTTGTTTATGGTTGAAGGGTTTGTAACAAACACAAGCGTTTTGTTTAATAAGTTTAACCATGCAATGGTTCCTACACAGTGCACGATTAGCGTCAATATGACGGCTATGTACATTGGGTTTGCTCAACCTAAAACATACCTAACAAAACTATACGAAGACTTTGATAAGCAGGCGAAGGCTGACGCCGATGCGGTTGCTGGAGAACAGGGACAACTTGTATCAGTAGGTAACTTACTCGTAGAAAAGAATGGGTATAGGTCCTCTACCAATATAACAAAAGTATTATCATCTTTTAACGTAAAAGACTTATTAATTAGTGGGGGAAACCTTACAGCACTTTCTATGCGCCCTACTCCTACATTAAAAGAATGGGCAAAGGCTGGAACAGGTAAGTTAACTGCTAAAGCAACTATTCAAGTTGTGTATAGAGGCCAAACAGGAGGCGGTTCTGCTGGAGGGTATGCAGTTGGGTCAACTGTGTACAACGGTACTTCACAACCGATCACTATTGCTAACTCAAGCATATCTACTAAACCTTGGGTTGATCTTGCCTTCCAATTTACTACTCAAAAATCAACAATAGCACTAGACCAAAGTGCTTCGGCTTTATTTAACGTTACTTTTCAAATCCGTTATTACCTTGAAGGTCCTGGCGGTAAGTCTATCCAAACCAGCGAATTTGCATCAGGGGGTGTAGTAGTAGATGCATCAACCCTTGTTTATCCTGGAGGTGAGATTAAGATATGTGGAAGAACTGCTAATAACAATAAAATAACTACTAAAAATGGAGTAACTGATACAGTGTCCCGTAAATACGGAGCGGCAGTTACTAGCAATAAAAATACAGGAATAAAATAACCATGACACTTAACTCTTCTTCCCGATACACAACATCTAAAGATGAAACAACATCAACAATGTTGGCTGTTCTTAAAGATGTTGCTTCTGAACGGTACACAACTTACGTAAGTCGTTACGGTGACACTTTTGATTTAATTGCTACCCGTATCTACAATGATCCAACTCAATATTGGAGAATTGCAAACCTTAATCCGCAAGTTAAATTCCCTAATGAAATCCCTGTAGGAACTCAACTTAGAATTCCGTCATGATCTTTAAAAGTTCTTTTCCGAACTCCCCCAACGTCACTATTTTGATTAGTGGTGTAGCCGTGGACTATACGTCTATTCAATCAGTGACTTTAGAGATCACTGAAAACCAGCATGACATGGCTACCATTATATTTACTGGGCTTATTCCAAAGGCTATTACTGATTACACGGGTGCCCCTGTTTACATTTCTATATCCTTGAGTCCTACCCAAATCAGTTCTTTTAATGGATACATAACATATATAGAACCTGAGATGCATAGTCGTAAAGGCTTAATCAATAACAGCCCAGTCCAGACTGCCACGGCAGTTTGTTTTGGCGCTAGTTATGACATGTCTCAAACTACAAATAAAGTTTGGTCAAACATAACATTGCCTCATCTGGTTGAGACACTTGCTACTAAATACAACTATTCGTATTCGGTTCCTTCTGATTTCTTTACATGGAAGAGCCTTCTACAAAATGCTAAATCAGATTGGGCTTTTTTGAAGGAAGCATGTAACTCCATTGGTTATTACATGACTACCAGTGGCACACACATACATGTGTACGACCCTTATAAAATCATTTCCCGTCAAATGCCATATGTAGAACTGATGACAGTGCGTGGTACTGGTGGAGATCTTGAGTACACCTCAGGAAAGATCATGGAATTTAAAGGAACCTTTGGTGACCGTACTCCAGAAGGATCATCTAGTAATTACACATATGTGGGAATGGACTCACGTGGAGTTATCCACTCAGCATCTACGGATGACACAGTCTCTACCAAACTGGGAGAAGTGGTACCAGCACGCTATGTAGAGACAGTCGCAACAAACGTTCAATCTTTAGAGGCTCTCAATAGGTTTGTTACGGCGGCTATGAAAACAGATTACCCATATAACGCCACTGCTGTAATAACAGGAACCCCAGACCCTGTCCCAGGTTCAGTTATTAAACTAAATAACTATGACTCAATGTTTGATGGTTACTGGCTTACCAGAAGTGTTAAACACACCGTAAGTCGTTCTAATTACATAACAGAATTAACGATTGCCACAGACTCTACCAATGGTAAGTACCCAGAGGTGCTTCCATCTACAGCCTTTAAAGCCCCACCGATGCCCGTCCTTTTAAATAACAAATGGATTTCTAAAAAAGCATTTGGAGAAGTATATGTTTGATACCTCTGTATACCGAGCCATTGTTGCCTATAGCAATTCTTCAACTGGGGAAATTACCGTCCGTGCTCCTGCCCTAACAGGGCTTAGTAGTGTCCTCCCTATTTCCTTTGTGGGCAGAACAGCGTACAATGGAGTCTGGCCCGTACCCGCAATTGGATCACAAATCGTAGTCACCGCTGACGATGCTCACCTTACGAACGTTTTTTGGGTTCAGGTAAACCCTGATGCCCCAACGTCTTTGGCGGGAGTTAACGCAAGTATCACTGACCTGCAAACAGCAGTAAGTGGACTGCAGACAGCAACAGGAGACAACGAGTCATTTACCAATGCAGTACGGACAATGGTCGCCGCTAATACGTCGGCTACTGACCGCAACACAACAAGTATCACCACACTAAACTCAAATGTCTCAACAATTAATTCAAGTATCAACACACTAAACTCAAATGTCTCAACAATTAATTCAAGTATCACCACACTAAACTCAAATGTCTCAACAATTAATTCAACTATAAGCACGGTCTCTACCGATGTCTATAGGACAACTAATATGTTGCAGACGATACGGGCGGTCAGTTCTACGTTGGAAGCCCGTACTTCTGAGTTAGAAGATTATGTAGACGCTTTTTACTTAGGAATTTACAGGTAGGACTTTATGGCATCTATTTCGTTACCTTTTTATATTGACTCTTCAGGGCGAGTGGCTAAAGCGACGTCCCCTGAAAAGATTGTAGAACAACAAATCATTGATGTACTCACCACCTCTAGGTTTGAAAGAGTTATGCGCCCACTCTATGGTGCTGGTGCCAATCAACTTTTGTTTGAGCCAGTAGACGATCTTGTATATAGCGAATTCAGAACTGACGCATTAACGGAATTAAATAAACAATTAACATATGCTTCTGTTACCAACCTTCGTGTTGGTCCTGCCCGCTACCCATACATTGATGAAGACCCAGCAGTTGTATTGGAAATTACAGTCCAGTACAAAATGTCTATGTCTAACATCAAGAACTTTTCATTTCAAATAGCAATACCCCAAGACCTCACTGAGGAGTCCCTAATATTATGAGTACCTTTGATTACACGAGCCGTGACTACGCTTCAATCCAATCGGATCTTTTAGCACGGGCAACTACACAATTACCTGAGTGGACGTCTCGTGAGGCATCTGATTTTGGCATGATGATGGTGGACCTATGGGCGTACATGGGAGACGTGCTTCATTACTATGTTGACCGTGCCGCCGCAGAAGCATTCTTGGGAACTGCAACACAGCGTGAAAGCGTTTTGGCTATTGCAAACCTTTTGGATTATGTACCTTCTGGTCGTCAAGCCGCTCAAGCAACTATTCAAATAGATGCATCATTGACAACTGCCACTGATAGTGCCCCAATCTATATACCTCAGTACACCCGCTTTGTGGCTACCCCGTTACTTGATACTGCTACCCCAGTTATCTTTACATCAGATACACCAATTGCTTTTGTTGGAACAGCATCGGGGGCAAGCGTGAACCTTGTGTCCGATGGTGTTACATACACCACATACCCAAAAACAACTGTTGTTTCATTGGCACTTACTGAGGGTGAGATGTTCACAGAAACATACACCTCAACAGGTTTGGCTAACCAGCGAATCACACTTCGCCAAACTGGTGTCGTTACCGAAAGCATGGATGTAGAAGTTGGTGAAGGTTTTAACGGCTCTAACATTCAATACACATACACTCCACGAATCCTTGACGGTGGAACTAACTCCTATATCTATGCAGTAGATATAGATGCTGACAACGGAAGCACTGTTGTTTTAGGAAACGGAGTTAACGGACGAATTCCAACCACTAATGCCACCATAGCCATTAGTTACCGACGTAGTCGTGGTTCAGCAGGAAACGTTTTAGTGGGCGCCATTAATGCACTTGAAAGCACCACTGTTGTCAATAAACCACCACTAGATGGTATCCAGATAACCCCTAACACTATTAGGGCCGCTGGAGGTGTGGACATTGAATCAATTAGTTCATTGAAGACAAATATTCCTCTATCGTTTAGAACTCAAGACCGTGCTGTATCTCTACAGGACTACGAAGATATCTTGTTACGTATTCCAGGAATTACAAAAGCAACAGCATATGTTGACGGAAGTAACGTGGTTCAAATACGAGCAGTCACTCCTCAATCAAATTATGGGTCTACGAACACATTAGTGCTAGACGCAACTACCATTTCTACAATACAAAGTTATTTGTCTACTCGTGAAATCACTTATGTGACATCAAACGTAGGGGCATCAGTAACTGTCACACCAGTAAACATTGTTGGGACAATACGAGTACAAGATGGTTTTGTACAGCAAACAGTTTCTGCAAACGTCCTTACCTCTATTCAAGACCTCTTCTCATTTGAGAATATGGACTTTGCAGGAAAGGTTTCTTTGGGAGATCTTTACCGAGCAATACTTGACGTTAACGGAGTTGACTACGCAGTAATCACACGATTTACAACGACTGTCAACAACGTGATTGACAGCAGTGGTGGGTTCACTGGAGTACAAGCATCGTCTACATCTTTATTAGCACTTGCTACATCGTCTACCTACACAATGGTGGCTAGTGGCGGAATTGTGGCTGGAGCCTAACAATGGCAAGAGAATCGTTCAGACTCAGGCGGTATACAGGTGCTGGTGACGTAACTGGTGTCGGTTCATTTATTCGTGGTACTGATGCCCTACAGATAACTGCTGGTGCAAGCGTAACTGACGTTGACGCCGCTATCCGATCTACTGGAATAGTCACAACACTTCCATCAAGTGTAACTACTACCGCCGTTGATGAAAATGAATATGTATTTGAAGCACAAGCAATTGAGTACAACGCTGTTGTTTTAAACTGGTCTTTAACTGATGGCTTTACAGTTGAGAGCAGTGTTGTTGCAGGCGCTACTGGACTTATTAACGTGGCGCTTGTCTATTCAGATTCGGGATTCCCTCAAACAGTTGTTGACGGTCAGTTGTTGTTCAGTGGTGTAGTTGACACATACTTACACCAAGAGACAATAACAATTACCACTGACGCTGGCCCACTAGCAATACAAAAGCCAGTAAGTGGTAAATGGGCTTATTACACTTTGTTTGCTTACTACTACGTTAAAGACAGCAATTCATATTTCTATGAACGACTTGCTTCAATTGAAATACTTGTACCAAAAGATTACGGATCCAAAGATGCTATGTGGAAACGTGTACCTAAGTATTATCGTGACGCTGATAGAGGCAACACTCAATTAGAGCGTTTTATTGATACTTTTGGATTTGAACTAGACCGTAGTCGTACTCTTATTGATTCCATCATGACCCAGCATGACCCTCTACTTGCAGAAGCAGAAGGTATTGAACAACTTGCAAGCATGCTTGGATTGGAACTTAATGTCAATGACATTGGTGTGTCCCGTACCCGTGCGTTGCTCCATGACATTGGATACCTACGCCGTACTAAAGGAACCCTTGACTCAGTTCGTGACTACATCACCGCAGTTAGCGGTTCTGACGTAACGATAACTACAGGCGCTTCTGCTCCGTTCTATACCTTCAATGTTCACGCACAACGTGCCAACCTTGTGGCTGACCCACGGTTCCTTACTAATTCAGGTGTGTCATGGAACGTGGCGCAACAACCTGCGGTTACACGCACCAACCTTGTGACTAACCCATCATTTGAAATTGATACAGCAACTTGGGGTGCGTTTCGTTCTACTATCAGCCGTGTTGCTGGAACATTCGGCACAGGATCATGGGTTGGGCAGTTTGTTGCAACATCAACATTGACTGGTGGCGCAAACAGAACTTTCATACCGATACCAAATCAGTCTTACACTGTTACTGGAACGGTGCTCAGGACAGTTGGCTCTAGGACTTATGCGATTGTGATTGACTGGTACAACAGTGCAGGATATGTGAGTTCATCAAGCGGAACTTCGCAAACTTGTGCGACTGCAACAATATTATCTGCAACTGGTGTTGCGCCAGCAGGTGCAGTGAGCGCAACTATCACTTTCAACGCAAGTGCTGGTGCTATCGGTGACACGGCACAACTTGATTCAGTTATGATTGAACAATCTGCATCTGTTCTCCCATACTTTGATGGAACATATGTTAATGATTACCAAGGATACGGAATCATAAGTAAGGGGTGGTCTGGAACGGTTAACGCCTCTACTTCTACGGCTTCTTGGTTTACTGGCAATACCCGTACAAACCTAATCACTAATCCAAACTTTGAAGTAGATACCACAGGTTGGGCTGGTCTTGGTAGTGCCACATTATCTAGAAGTACAGCAAGTGCTTTTATTGGAACTGCTTCAATGTTAATTACAGATCCAAGTACTGGGTCTGCTGGCGCATCAACAACGTTTACTCCCGTTAGTGGAACTTCATATACGTTTAGTTTTTATGTAAAGAACATTGCTGGTGCTACCCGTAATATGTATGCACAAATAGGTTGGGGTGGTGGTACTTTTTCAACCAGTAACATTATTTCAGTTCCTATAGGTATGAACAACTGGCTTCGTATATCCGTAACTGGGACAGCGCCTAATGGTTCAACAGCGAATCTTTATATAGTTACTTCTGATAGTGCTAACACAGAAACAGCAGAAACAGCATTAGTAGATGGAATTCTGTTAGAAACAGGTTCTGTACTACTTCCATACTTTGATGGAGCGTTTACTGCAAAACGTCAGAACTTATTACCAAACCCTAGTTTTGAAACAAATACGACAGGTTGGAATGCTAACGGATCAACTAACACTAGAGTTGCTGGAACGTGGGGTTCAGGTTCTTGGGCATACCAAATAGTCGCTACTGGCACAGGGTTATCTGGTACCTTTTCTGATTTTGCCTCATTCCCAGTTACTGAAGGACAAGCATACACAGCGAGTGGTTATGTTAAGTCAATTTCTGGAACGTTACGTCAAGTACAAATAGGAATTAACTGGTATAACGCAGCAGGAACTGGTATAAGTACTAGTACTACTAACAGCACCCTTACGACCAGTTCACAACGTATAAGTGTTACGGGAACTGCACCAGTTGGAGCCGTGCATGCTTTAGTAAGTGTTTATGGTTTAGGTACTGGTACTGTCGGAGATACTTGGCAATTGGATGCTGTTCTAGTTGAAGCAGGTTCAGCACTTCGTTCATACTTTGATGGAACATCTACCAACCAAGATTACAATGGATTTACTCTAAATACCCAAGCATGGAATGGAACCGCTAACGCCAGCACTTCTACAACATCTTGGTACACCACCAATCTTCTTCCAACCATTAGTACGGCACCAGCAGAAGGTATTCAAATTACGGCTGGTGCTTCGGGCAACAAGATTGCGGTTGTTTCTAACGTAGCCGTACCTGTGTCAGCAAACAATGCATATTATATTTCTGCTGACTTCTCTGCCCTCCCACAAGTTGTTTATGGTGGGTCATGGGGAACCAGTTCAACTTGGACAGACTGGACAGACGCCACAGCCGCTGACTCTATCTCTGTAGGTGTTGATGGTAGGTACACCTACCAAATGAACGCAACCACTTCGGGAACCAAGTACCCCGCATTCCTATTGAGCCTCAGCGCAGGACAATCAATTACTTTGTCTAAATGGATGGTTGAGCCTAACGGTGCTGGGCAGTTCTTTGATGGTGACACCGTATTCAGCGGATTCCTTTATCAAGGCTTTACTTCTGACCACACATGGTCTGGGACTAAGTACGCCTCGTACTCGCTGTACACAACGAACCGAAAGAAGACTCAAGACGCTTTGTCACGTTTGATGCCAAAGATCTTACCTGTTACGCTAATGGGTACCTCAGGCGGAAACGCTAAGTACCTTATGCAGTTTGATTGGATTCCAGGAAAGACATGATGACATATCTCGTGGCAGGTTTAGCCGTTTACAAATTGGTTCAACTACTCAACATATTAACGCCACGGGAAGCAATGCCTTGGGTGAAGATCCTTGCAGGAATTGTCTTTGGCTATGGTGCATCTTTTATTTTAAATGTTCAGGACATATGGACATCGGGTCTTGTAGTCGCTACACTGGCAGGCGCCTGCCACGGTGTACTCCGAATGATTACGCTTGTGGGAGACATGGCACAACGCAAATCACTAAAATAGGAGAAAACGATGCTAAAAAAGTACGGTGTATTAGGAACAGGTAGAACCAGCAAGAACATCATTGAAGATGCCCTTAATGAACTAGGTGTAGACAACGATTTTATTGTTACCTGTGGTGCCAAACCATCTGATTCAGAGTCACGAGTAATCAACTGGCTGATTGACATGGAAGTTAATTTCATGCTTACTCACAATGGAAAGGCTCCTGCGGAGTTTATTGAGAAGGCTTCAGTTGAGCGACTAGATGCAAACCCAGCAAGAGACATGATTCATTATCTGTCAAAGACTAAGGGAACTCTTTTGCTTCTTTGGGATGACGCATTGATACCTGAGATGGAAGAGATTTGTTTTGATGCCGCTGATGCTGGCGTCCCAATCCTTGACTTGACTAATGGCCTTGTACCAATTGTTGTGGACATCACGCACGAAGAAAAGACTGCCCCAATACCAACTGAAGAAGTTGAGATTGAACCATTCAGCCGTGCTGAAATGTTGTCAATGTCTATTGGTGTTTTGCGCAAGAACGCAAAGGCTCAAGGTATCCATGTTGGTACCACTATGACAAAAGAACAAATCGTTGATGCAATACTCAATGACGTTCCGATGCCAGAACCAGTCATTGAAGAAGAGGAAGAGATTCTTCCACCAATTGACCTAGGTACATTCCACGTTGTAAGCAGTGCTCAAAACGACCGAGCAATTACTAGTTCTTATAACACATGCATGCTTACGGCAACATTCCCTAGCGGAGTGATTATGAGCCGTCCTGCAAATGTGGAAGAAGTCAAACAGTTGTTTGGCTTTGGGTCAACTATTTAATTGATGCCTTAACAATCCCATTTTCGTAATGCTAAAGCCTTACGAGTAGGTTCACCGTTTGGCTTCTTCATTGGACCTTCCATGCCACTCATACGAGCGCAAAAAGACTTACGGCGAGCCGCAGACTTTGGAGATTTACTAGCCTGTTCTTTAGACACAGGTGGCTTGAGGTCTGAACCAGGGTTTGCCTTCTCATAAGACTTACGACCTTTTTCGTTAAGTCCACCCTTTTCGTTCTTACCTTCTTTGCGTTGCCATGCTTCTGATTTCTTAGTTGCCATTACTTTTTACCTTTTTTACTGACAGCCATGTTGTCAACAAGGTTTGGGTACGGACGACCAGCGGCTTTTGCACGAGCCTTTGCTTCTGACTTTTGGTCAGAGGTCAACTTGCTGGATTTCTTTTTAGGATTGGGTTTATCCCATACTTCTTTTTTAGATGCCATCAAACAAGTTTAGCGGTTGAAGGGAGGGCCGTTAACAAGGGCAAGGGAAGAAAGGAGGGAAATACCCTTGCTCTGTAGTTCCTGAGGAGGTCGCCCTCCCCTCAACACTATTGCACACTTTAGCACCCGATCAGGGAAGTGCCAAAGTGACTAGCGAGAGTGTAGCATGGCGACCCTAGATAACAACCTGAGGAGCAATATGGCACGAAACAACAAGTTGAGTGGACCTTTTTTACCAGTCCCAAGGTGGGTCCTTCCGTACATCTCTACGGACTACATCTCACACGCAGTACTGAACCACATGCTCCAGTACCTGCACCCAGAAACGCAGGAACTGACAACCTCCTACCAGCACATTGCTGACCAGTTGGGCTGTGACCGCCGAACCGTAATTCGCTCTATGAAGCGCCTAGAAGAGATCGGTCTGATTGTCAAACAGCACCGTGTGACCCGCAGTAACAAGAACTTGACGAATCGCTATTACGTCAATTTTAACAACCCAGTAGTGTCACACGAGTCACCCCTAGTAGTGTCCATGGAGACACTAGGTAGTGTCACGGGAGACACCACTAGTAGTGTCACGGGTGACACCCAATCAAGAGTATATAACAAGAGTAAAAATAACAAGAAAGGGAAAATTTCAATACAAGTAGATCAGAGGCTTGAAGATGAAGAAACTTTCTGACGACTGGGGCGTCGGCTTAGGTGAAGACCCTGACAAAAAAGAACCCGCCCCAAAACAGACCCGCCAAGACTCCCGTGGGAACTTGGTGTACTTCTTCCGAGCCAGCCTCCCGACCGAGACCATGGACAGGATCACCTCCCCAGTGAATGGTCCTGCCCTGATGAAGGGTTTCAAGAAACTTACCGACAAGGGCTTTACAACCGATCAGATTCGTGCCATGATCATGGCGTTCGTAAAAGAAATAACACGGAGACCGTTACCAGTGGAGGTGGCACCGTGGAGAGCCTTTCTAGCGAACTTAGATAAATACGCAAAGGAGAATTATGTCAAAGAAGACGATCAGCCGACCTCAATCTCAATTGACCCAAGACTTACCGAAGAATAGATCGTTTATACACTGCATTTGTTGCGATCTTTATTTTTTAGACCCAGTTACGTTTTTAGACCATAGGTGTGCGGTATCATCGTTACCCCCTCACAAAATGGAAAAGCATGACTGACTGGAAGAGTTCAAAATACTGGCGCAACCGCCCCGTTGAAGAACGGGTTCGTAATCTGCGTGTACCACCTCGCTACAAGAACAGCACGTTTGCAAACTATGACGAGAACGAAGGTTCGCCTGCATTCAAAGATGCTGTCATCAAGTGGACAAACAATATTGAGAAGCGCATGGAAGACGGTATGGGTTTGTATATCCATGGCAAGACAGGTCTTGGTAAAACACACATGGCTGTAGCCGCTTTGCGTGAAGTTGTTTCAAAGAACGAACTCAGTGGTTTGTTTATCTCTTACGACATCTTTGTTGAAATGGTTCACGACTCTCGCAACAACGATGGTGAACTTCCTGAAATGTACGGCGATCCAAACTTGCTCAAGTACATGCGCCGTGTTTACGACATTGTTGTTGTTGACAACTTGAATGCAGATCGCTTGACCGAGTACATGTCAAAGACAGTCTCAAGCATGATTGAATCTCGTTATGACATGCAACTGCCAACAATCTTTACAACAGAAATTAACCCCGACAAGTTGCCAACTCTGTACAGTCCACGAGTGCATTCCATTATCAAACAATCATGTTTCATTATGGGAGTAACTGGTTCTGATTACAGGTTGGAGCACTAATGTTCGGTAATGACATTCAATCATACGAGGACGTTGGATACGGAGTTGTCTTTGAAGAACTACTTGCTTCACCTCCTGGGGGTATCAAAGGTATTGGTAGTTCGTTGTATAAAGCACGAAACAACTGGGACCGTGTTCTTAACTTGTGGGAATCAAATGACCTTCCGTTGAAGTCTCTTTACGACACAACTCATCGTTTAGGTATCGGCGCAGAGGTTTACACTTTCTTGTCAATAGATGCAGTTGAAGCAGTAGACAACTGGCTACAACGTAAAGGAATGTCCCTTCCAGTTCTCTACTATAAAAATGTGGGAGAACTTGAATACGACTTGCGATTCAAGAGATCTGTCCGTACAATCTTCGTTCCACACCAAGAACAAGCATTTGCGCTCGGACTTCGTGCGACAGTTTCATCTCCTACAAGCGCTTGGGTTTTCTAATGGCATCAACTGAACATCTCTTAATCAGCAAGGTTATTCAGACTGCTGACCTCAGCGAAATCATTGACGGTGGACTTCGTCCCGATCACTTCAGTGGCGAGTGGTCTGACATCTGGCTATGGGTTCTTGATTACTGGCGTGAGTACAGCGTGGTGCCAAGTGCCCGTGTCTTCAAACAACAGTACGCAGACCTTCGTTTGCTCAATGCAGAGAACGAACCATTCCAAGCGCTCATTGACGAGATCTATGTTGCATACAAGCACCAGCACTTGGTCAGCGCAATTACATCGGCTCTACCATCGCTTAACAACAACGAGACCGAAGAAGCATTTAACAAACTCTCCGAAGGCTTACAAAAAGCATCAGTAGAAGTTGCACGCCTCCGAGACATTGACCTCATGGAATCATGGGAAGGACGGTTAGCAAAGTATGAAGAGATGCGCAACACTCCGAACGGTCTTCGTGGAATTCCGACAGGCTTTCTTGGTCTTGATCGGATCACTGCTGGTCTTCGGCCTCAGCAGTTGGTTACATTCGTTGGTGAAGCGAAAAAGGGTAAATCATTAATGACCTTGATCATGGCTGATGCGGCTCACAGCCACGGCATCACGCCAATGTATGTTTCATTTGAAATGAGTATTGAAGAGCAAGCGGCTCGTTATGACGCCATTATTTCAGGAGTGCCACATACACGCATTATTCGTGGTGACTTAACTGCCCAAGACATGGAACGCATTTCAAAAGCATTGAAACTTCGCAAGAACATGCACCCGTTCATCATGACTGAAGACACCCACTCGTTAACAACAGTGAGTGCTCTTGCTGGGAAGGTGCAACAACACCGCCCACGCTTGTTAATTGTTGATGGTGTGTATCTCATGGACGATGAGCAGGGAGAGCCAAAGGGTTCGCCACAAGCATTGACAAATATCACACGCTCGCTCAAGAGGTTGGCACAGCGTTTTGATATCCCTATCATCGGGACAACACAAGTATTGTCGTGGAAACTTGGGAACAAGAAGTCACGGCAGATTACGGCGGAAGCAATTGGTTACACATCGTCATTCGCACAGGACTCAGACCTTGTGCTCGGTGTGGAATCAGATCCTGACGTAGATAACCAAGCAATCATCAGAGTTATCTTGTCTCGGTCATCACCTAAGGGTGAAGTAAGAATTAAATGGGATTGGGAAAATATGAACTTTACGGAGGTGGATGAAAATGACAACGGCGACACAGACAACTGGTACTACTGATCTTTCTAATGTTCTTCTAGAACTCGGCGTAGATGTACGGCGAACAAGTGGTCGTGAGATTTCAGGGTGCTGTCCAGTACACGAGAAGCGCACGGGTCGTGCAGATGGTTCTCCATCATGGTCCATGAACTCAGAGAGCGGTCTATGGATCTGTCACTCATGTGGCGCCCGTGGAACACTTGCTGGACTTGTCTCAGAGTTGACAGGAAACCCCGACAGTGTCTCGGCTGTTAATCAGTTACTCATTGAGACAGGTATCAACCGACTTACTGCTCCAGAGCGTGTTGAGTACCAACCAGAAGTTGATTGGGTTTCGTACAGTCGCTTTGAACAAGTGCCACACAAAGAGTTGGTAAAACGACACCTTGATGCAGACGTTGCGTTAGTGCACGGCATCAAATGGAACATGATGAAAAAAGCATGGGTAATTCCTATCGTGTCCCCGTTAGGTGAACTAATGGGATGGCAAGAGAAAGGTCCTGAGTACTTCAACAACAATCCAGTTGGTGTAAAGAAGAGCAAGACACTTTTTGGTATTGAACGCTTTCAGTCAAGGACTGCTGTGCTCGTTGAATCACCACTAGATGTGGTGAGGTTTGCATCATCATTCGGGGGTATGCAAGCACTCGCCACATTTGGTGCTCATGTAAGCCACGAGCAAATGACATTGCTCTCTGAGTCAGCAGAGCGTGTGATCATTGCAATGGACAATGACAAAGCAGGTATTGAGTCGGCTAAGACTTTGTTAAAAGCGTTGCCACGTTTTCGTGACGGTATCTTCTTCCTGGACTACAGCAAGACTGACGCCAAAGACATTGGTGACATGACAGACGAAGAAGTGGACTACGCAATTAAGCAAGCGTCTGTTATTCCTTGGTGGATGTAATGAAACACATCATTCACGTCCACCAGCAAAACATTAAAAAAGGTATTAACGCCATTATTGATAGAACCTACAAAGGGTCTACACATCACCGTTCGTTAGACATTCAATGCCCAAACTGTGGAACCACATCAGCCACAGTTGTCCAATCCGACACACCTGATCGTTGTGGTGCTCGTGTTTGGATAGAAGCACAAGAGGTTTCTACATGACCTTTAATGGCACCCTTTATCCGTTTCAACAGGAAGCCATGGAGCGCATGGTTGATCGTGGACAGATGATGCTTGCTATGGTCATGGGCGCTGGTAAGACCCCAACAACACTTGCCGCCATTGAACGCCTGTTTGATGATGGAGAGATTGATCGTGTAGCGGTAGTGGTTCCCTCATCACTTAAGTTTCAATGGCTTCGTGAAATCAAAAAGTTCACTAACTCAAAAGCAATTGTGATTGATGGTACTAAGACTGCCCGTGCACCACTATGGCGTAACGCTATGCGTTGTCGTTATGTCATTGTCAACCCTGAGATGTTGGTAAAAGATGAGAAAGAGTTTCTTGCACTTAAGTTTGACGCCATGGTTATAGATGAAGCAACCATTATTAAGTCCCCTAGAGCAAAGCGTTCTAAGTTACTTAAGCGCCTTGGTGCTAAGTGCCATTACCGCTTTGCGCTAACAGGTCAACCTATTGAGAACAAACCAGAAGAATTGTTCTCTATTATGGAGTTCGTAGATAAGGGAGTGCTAGGTCGTTTTGACATCTTTGACCGCACATTCATTGTTCGTGACCACTACGGTAAACCAGTCCGTTACCGAAACCTTAAGCAACTACAAGACAGTCTCACTGAGTCAATGGTCCGTAAGACACGAGCAGACATCGCAGACCAATTGCCAAAAGTTATACATCAGGTAATACCTGTATCTTTTGATAACGCTGGCGCAGTTGCCTATGAGTCAATTGCTAAAGATCTTCTTAAAGAAATAGCAAACGCCATTGCAACACATGGACGTGGTTTTGACTTGTGGTCCCACTACAACGGCGGGGACGGTGGCGGAGAAGCACAAGGACAGATCATGTCTCGTCTAACTATCCTGCGCATGCTGTGTGACAACCCAGCCCTTGTGTACGACTCTGCTCGTAAGTTCCGAGAGACACAAGGCAAAGACGGAAGCCAGTATGCGGACAAGATACTTAAGGCTGGTTGGCTATCAGAGACTGCCAAATCGCCAAAGATGGCATCGGTCATTGAGTATGTAACGGACATTCTGTCGGGTGACCCTGACAGTAAAGTTGTTCTTTTTTCATTCTTTAAACAGAATTTACGACTGTTGCAAGAGGCTTTCAAACCTCAGACTAATAGTGTTCTTTTTATGGGTGGTATGTCTGCTGAAGAACGAGACGCCGCCAAACAACAGTTTGCTACAGACCCACATACCCGTATATTCCTGTCCTCAGACGCTGGTGGATACGGCGTGGACTTGCCAAATGCCAACTATCTGATCTCCTATGACCTGCCATGGAGCGCTGGGAAACTGGATCAGCGAGAGGCTCGCATTATCAGGTTGTCTTCGTTACACCCCCACGTTACAGTTGCATCCTTCGTTATGAAAGGTTCAATTGAGGAACGCCAGTATGAAATGCTTCAACAGAAGCGTGGCATCAATGAGGCTTTTATTGACGGAAATTACGACAGTCAGGGTAAGTTTGAATTAACAATCGGTACCCTGTCTGACTTCATATCAACATCACAACTGTAAGGAAAAACGATGGCATCAGTAAAACGAGAAAAACCAGCAGAAGAATCAATCATCAAAGACTTTGATGAAGTCCACTTAGAGCGCCTTGCCGAAGAGTTCAAGAAGTCCAAAGAGACTGTTGACATTCTTGAGAAGCGCTTAGGCGACATGAAGAAACAACTTGCCGAGGCTGTAACTGTGTTTGGTTACACAGACGACAAGGGACACCAGTGGTTGAAGGTTGGCTCATTTGAATTAAAGCGTGAGCGCCGTATCTCTCGTTCATTGGACACCATGGCTGTAGAACAGTGGGCACGCTCTAACGGTCATTGGGACACCATTAAGAAAGTTGTTGAAGTTGTGGACGAGGACAACCTCGTTAAGTTTGCATGGGAACACAAAGACCATGAAGAAACCATTACTTCGTTCTATGTTGAAAAAGAAACGTGGGCATTTAAAGCGTGAGCGACAAAGCACTTGAAATGTTTGGCGACCTGCCTGACTTTCCAGGTTCCCGTGCGCCTAAGAATCGCCCATCAACTAAGAAACAAGATTCATATTTAAGTGATCGCTTTAACGGCGCTCGCTACAAGGTCTATCGGATCAATGGAGAAGACATGCAAATGTTTACCATTGGTCAGTTAGCAATTGCTGTAAACCGAAAGCCCGTAACAATTCGTATGTGGGAAGCACGAGGGTGGGTACCTAAAGCCACCTACCGTACTCCCGCTCCGAAGACTGCACAGATTCCTAACAAATCTGTAAAAGGACGGAGGCTTTACAGCAGGACACAGGTAGAGTTTCTACTTGAAGCAATACAAACCTTCAAACTAGATACTGCGCAAGCAGACTGGTCGGGGTTTGCAAATCACACATCAAAAAACTATCCAAAGTAACTCACAGAAAGAAAAACGATGCCATTTAATGAATTTGAAGATGACGAGCAGGAATTCCAACCTGTCGTTCGTAAGAAGCCAGCCATCTCAAAAGATGACGATGAAATCACAGCCAAGCCACGACCAGCCCGTGTTGCAGACGAAGACGATGCTCCAAAGGCACGCCGTGTTGTCCGCAGTGGTTGGAGCGGTGTTGACTCCGTAAAGACAGGCGACAGCAACTACGCCGTCCGTCTTAAGTTGACCGAAGACACTCAGATCATTCGCTTCATTGGTGATGCTCCATACGCTTCGTATGGTCAGCACTGGCTTGAGCGTTCTGGTCAGAAGTCATTCGTATGCATTGGCGAAGACTGCCCACTCTGCAAAGCAGGTAGCCGTCCGTCCAAGCGTCACAACTTCAACGTTGCACTTCTCACCGAAGGTGAAGAGCCAGCGCTCCGTTCATTGGAAATTGGTCCACGAGTAATTGACCAGTTGAAGAACTTCCACAACAGCGACCGTACAGGTCCTCTTGATAAGCACTACTGGGCTATCTCACGCACAGGTAAGGGCGCAACATCGTCCACCTTGCTTCAGATGGTCAAAGCGGCTGACCTTGAAGAGTGGGGTCTTGCAGCGATTACCAGCGATCAACTCACTGAACTTGAGGAGAACGCATACACAGAAGAAATCATTCAGGTTCCTTCTAAGCGTGACTTGATGCAAATTGCATCAGAAGAACTCGGCTTTGACAAATAAGCCGTGATCACACTTAAAGACAATGACATGGGGCGCCCAGCGCCCCATGTTGTGTCTACCATCGCAGAACTACATGAGATCATCGCAGTTATCCAAAACGTTGGGGCTTTTGCGTTTGACATTGAGTCCCGTGGAATCCTTGATCGCCATCCCGACCTTCTTGAACACATTGAGAAGGAATGGAAAGCGCATGTCGCAAAACTCAAGAACCCATCTCCCGACATCACTCGTAAAGCACGGGAGAAAATAGAAGACGATTACCGCAAGATGCTTGCGCTTGATCCTTTGCGTAACGAAGTCTTTTGGCTAGGTATTGCTACTAAAGGTCATTCATGGGCAATCCCTATGGGGCACAGCCGAGGCTCCATCTTGGTTCCCGAAGAGATTGGTGACGGTACTACTGTCCCTCCTGAGGGTTACCGAAAAGTTCTCAAGAGTGGTCAAGAGTCCACCGCTAAGGCTCGTTACCACATCCCAGCGCAATACTTACCTGTACCTGAGCAACTGTCTCGCTCTGTCGTACTTGAGGAACTGCGTCCATTGTTTTTTAGTGATTTGATTAAAGTTGGGCACAACGTCAAGTTTGACGCTCGCTCATTAAGCAAGTACTACAACGAAGTCCCATCCAATCCGTTTAGGGACACCATGCTTCTACAGCACGCCATTAATGAGAACCTGATGTCTTACTCACTTGAGAGTTTGATTCAACACAACTATGACAAGCACAACGCCTACTCCCGTGAAGGTAAGTTGGGCAAGATCATTGACTTAGTTCCATTTGATTCTGCGGCTCGCTATGTGCACCTTGATGCCCGTTGGACATGGATGCTCTACGAGCGCCTGTCTAGTTATCTGAAACACCATGATGACCTAACACGAGTGGTTGAACAAGACTCCGCAGTGTTACGTGTCCTCATGCAGATGGAGAACGAAGGCATCCCAGTAGACCACCGTCAGTTGAAGATCCTGGGTACAGAACTAGACGGGAAGATGCGAGACACTCTGTTGGAGTTGGCTAAGTACGCACCAGTTGGTTTCAACCCTGACTCCACAAAGCATAAGCAAGCATTCTTGTTCAACAAGAAGCGTGAAGGTGGATTGGGACTAAAACCATTTAAAGAAACTAAAGGTGGCGCACCATCAGTAGACGAAGAGTCATTGAGGCGATTAGAGTCCAAGCACCCAGCGCTTACTTTGCTCCTGCAGTGGTCCGAAACTCAGAAACTTAAATCAACTTATGTTGATGGGTTACTACCTAAGTTGTCTAAAGGTCGTTTGCACCCGTCATACAACCTGCACCGAACTGCTACAGGTCGCTTGTCTGCATCTAATCCGAACCTACAGAACATCCCACGTGAGTCCAGTATCCGTAGCCTTTTCATTGCTCCAAAGGGTTACACCCTGATGGTGGCTGACTACGACCAAATTGAACTACGAGTGATGGCGATGTTCTCCAAAGATCCTGAGTTGATCCACATCTTTAACAATGACATTGACATTCACGCAGGTGCTGCCGCCTTGCTCTTTGGTAAAGATGTATCAGAGGTGACCAGTGACGAGCGTCAGATTGGTAAAGGCGTGAACTTCCTTACTGCCTACGGCGGTGGTTATATGAAACTGGCTCGCACCACAGGGATCCCTGAAGAGCGTGCCAAGTACATGATCAACCGCTACTACGAGCAGTTCGCAGGACTGACCCAGTGGAAGCGACATATCGTGTCCCAAGCCCGTGCCAAAGGCTATGTAACTACCCTGACTGGTCGCAGGCGCCGTTTGCCCGATATCAAGTCCCCAGACGATGAGAAGCGCTCCAGAGCAGAGAGACAGGCGATTAACGCCGTAGTTCAGGGCAGTGCGGCTGACATCTGCAAGATTGCCATGATTGACATTGAAAAAGCCCTACAAGGAACTGATACTAGGATGCTGGTGCAGGTTCATGACGAAATCGTGACCGCAGTACCAGAGAATTCCTGGGAGGAAATCATGCCACGTTTTATTCAAGCCATGGGTGACGGTGTCATCCTGCGTGGCGTCCCTCTCAAGGTGTCCTGCAATGTTGCACATAACTGGGCAGACGCTAAGTAATGCAAGATATAGAGCAACGTAACTTCTATCTCATGTTGTCGGTCCCTGATGGACAGGATTACGCCAGCACTATGGGCTTCTCCAGACCATCAGAAGATGTAAGAGAAGTGGAGTACGCAGATGTCCTGTCTCGTTGGGGCGTCTTTATTGCTACTGACATATACAACGAGATCATAGAAGGCGGTAATTGGTTTGCTGATTTACTAGAGAAATCGGATAAACTAGTATCCCCTAAAGATGAGATTGTTGCCATATTGACAGTATTCGGTATGGCGATGGTTAACAAACTGGCGGACTCAGAGAGAATTTTAATAATGTTAGACAACTTGATGGAGGAAGAAGACGATGAGTGATTGGTGGAGTAAAAAGATTGCAGGAGAGAAGCCAACAGCGCCTCGTACTTACGCAACTCCTCCGACTTCTCCTGTTCTAAATTTCCCTGTTGCGCAACCACAACAACAAGTTCAACAAGGTAACCAAGAAGTATTGGACCCTAATCGTGCACCCACAGACCAGTTAAACATGAGTGACGCTATTCGCTTATGGAAAGGTGGAGAAGCGGCACGTAAAGAAGGAAACTCAACTTGTCCTGAATGCGGAAGTATTTATGTATTTAGCCGTGTAGGACGAGGATCAAACAGTATGATCAATGGAGCACAGCCAGCCCCACGTTGTTATTCGTGTGGTTGGAACGGAAGGTTTTCACAAGGCGACGGATCAAGTTGGGGAGTATAAATGACTGACTACGAATCACTCAATTCAATCATCAATGCGATGAACAAGAAGTACGGAGACGGCACGCTCGTTAAAGGCAGTTCAGTTCGTGAGTTGATGCCCCGCATCACCACGGGCATTCTTGCCTATGACCTCATGCTTGGTGGCGGTTGGCCCGCTAACCAGTGGAGCGAAATCATTGGTGAAGAGTCATCGGGTAAGACTGCACTTGCGTACAAGACAATTGCGGCTAACCAAGCACTTGACCCAGACTTTACAGCGCTATGGATTGCGGCTGAAGAGTACGTACCTGATTATGCCAAGAGCATTGGCGTAGACCTTGACCGTTTGTGGGTCGTTGAGTCCAACATCATGGAACAGGTTTATGACCTTGTCATCAAGGCACTAGACAACCGTGCCGTTGACATGATCGTGATTGACTCACTCCCTGCCCTCGTACCTAGTGACGAATCAGAAAAGATGATGGAAGAGTTCACCGTAGGTCTTGGTGCTCGCCTCACAGGTAAATTCTTCCGCAAGTCATCCAAGTCACAGAAGCGCTCACTGATTCATGACGAGCGCCAGTGCACAGGCATCATGATCAACCAGTGGCGTGAAAAGATCGGTGTGATGTGGGGAGACAACCGCACTACCCCAGGTGGTAAGGCTAAGAACTTCCACTACTTCTGCCGTGTTGAAGTAAAGCGTGACGAATGGATTAAAGCCAAGGACGAGACTGTTGGTCAAACCATCAAGGCTCGTACCATGAAGAACAAGACGTACCGACCACAGCAAGTTGCTGTAGTTGACTACTACTTTGCAGACACCACTGGCTTCACTCGTGGTGAGTACGACACTGTAAAAGATGTTGTCAACATTGCAATTGCATATGAGTTGGTTACTCGTGCAGGTGCTTACTACTCCTATGGAGATCAGAAGTGGCAGGGCAAGGACGGAGTGCTCCAAGCAGTTCGTGAAGACATTGACCTGCGTGACAAGATCACTAAAGAAGTGTTTGCAAAGTTTGGTCTTGAATGATCCTTGGTGGTGATGACCGCAGAGCCATTAATAAGACATCCAAGAAACAGGAACAGCGAAGTGCTAAGTCCTACAAAGGAAGTCGGAACGCTGGCTCAGGCTCAGGATGGTTGCGTAAGAATGACGTACGCACTGCCGATATCTTGATTGAAAACAAGTTCACCACCAATACCAAACAAATAACTATTAAACACAAAGACCTGTCAGAGTTAGTTGAACGTGCCATATTGGAAGATCGTCTTCCTGTACTGCAATTTGACCTTAACAACCGTAGGTATGTAGTGTTAACTGAAGACGACTTTCTAGAGATGAGCGGAATAAACGATGACTGAAACACCATGGCACTTACAGGAATATAAGAAGGCTCTTACCAGCAAAGGTAAGGTCATTCCTATTGTGCAGGCGCAGTTAATCAAAGAGCGCTTGTCATCCACACGAGATACCGCACACCTTCACCCAAGCGAGATCGCTAAGAAGGACTGGTGCCCTCGTTCGTCTTGGTACACCATCAAGGGCTACGAGAAAGAAGACGAGAAGTTTGCGTTTCAACGCTTGAACGTCTTTGCAGAAGGTCACGCTATCCATGCCAAGTGGCAAGGGTGGCTTCGTGATGCAGGCGTTCTCCACGGTACGTGGCAGTGTAAGAACGATATTTGTAGTCACAAATGGGTAGATTTGAGTCCACAAAAGTGCCCGTCATGCGGAACCCCTGGTCCTATCTATCGTGAAGTACCTGTAACCAACGAACAGTTTCATATCCTTGGACATGCTGACGGTATTGTCAATAATGGTAAGGACAAGCCATTCCTTATTGAGATCAAGAGTGTTGGCGCTGGCACAATTCGTTTTGAGAGTTACGACATATTTAAAGAGTCTGAAGGTAAACCTGACGAGATGTGGAAGCGCATCCGCCAGCCATTCCAGTCTCACGTCCGTCAAGCCATGCTGTATATGTACTGCACAGGCATTGACACCATGGTCTTTATCTATGAGTGGAAAGCCACCCAAGAAGTAAAAGAGTTCGTGGTTCAGTTCCAACAAGAATTAGTTGATCCTATTCTGAGCGCTTGCGAAACGGTAGTTCGGGCGCTAGATTCATCAGTCCCACCCATGCGCCCAGCGTGGGTAACGGATTCAGAACATAAGACATGTAAGCAATGCCCATTCAAAAACACATGCTGGAAGGAAAACGATGCGAACAATACTGCGACCAGAACCGATGACAATGACAAACTCTTCACAGGACAACTCCTCAGTGAGGGAGAGATTCAATCAGAAGTTCACGATGCCCCCAAGACCAGCGGGAGAGATGCCACAGGTACCCCAGTATCTGGACGAGTTATCAGACGCTGAACTGATGTCTCTCTACGGAGAGTTCATGGCATGGGTGTCTTATGCCAAAGCAGAATTAGTTGAAGCAGAGATCAGCGAAGAACGACAAGCAAACAACTGTCGTATCGTTGAGGCTAAGTGCTTGATCGGTCAATGGAGCGACACCGCTAAAGGTGACACCGTTACATTGGCTAAAGCCCGCCGAGATGTTGACCCTGCTGTTATTGAACAACAGGAAGAGCACTTGAATACTCGTGCGTACCGCAAGATGGTGGACTCAGTGTTTGAGCGCTGTGAACGTGGTGCACAAGTGTTGTCACGAGAACTAAGCCGCCGTATCAGTATTGCTCCGCAGGAGCGTAGACAAGCACGATACAACCCATGACCATTGTTCTGTTTAAAGATGTGCCCATTGGTCCAATACCAATCACACCAATCACACCAAACATTTCTGAGGATGCTTGTCCTATTGCTCGTGACACCTTGTTTCATTACGCAAAGAACCTTGGCGTACCAGTAGGTTACAAACAAGAACAAAACGGCAGACTGATTCAAAACGTTGTGCCCAACCCAAAGACTGAGTACGCACAAATATCATCGTCATCTAAAGCGGACTTAGCGCTACATACTGAGACAGCCTTTCACCCCTATAAGCCTGACTACATCATGCTGTTGTGCTTGCGTGGTGATCCTAAAGCCTTTACAACGTATGCGCAGTTACAGGACATACTGCCTGAGTTAGATGACATATGCATTGCTTTGTTATCTCAACCTTTATTTGAAACAACTGTTGACGACAGTTTTAGAACCAAGGGTGAACCTGACACGGTTGTAACAACAACTGTCTTGGGCATTAAAGATGGACGACCAACCATGTGTTACGACAAGTCTGTAATGCGTGGCACCACGGTGGCGTCCCAAGATGCTCTAGAAGAGTTTGGTCGTGCTGTAGAGAAGCACACTAAAGAGATAGCGCTGGGCAGAGGTGATTTATTGATCATTGATAACTCCAACACCATCCATGGTCGTAAGCCATTCCAAGCCAGTTATGACGGGACCGATCGTTGGGTTCAGCGTTTACTTGTCCGCAGTTACACCAGCCCAATATCTCCAGATTTGGAAATGTGCCCAACAACTGGCTACCCTGTTATTACTAAATACACAAAGGAGTGAACATGTTTATTTCAAAAGAAGGAATTAATGTTCCAGTTCGTCCAACAAAACAAATACTTCCACAAGAGCACTACCTTATTAAAGATTTAGTTGATCTTGTTAAAGAGTTTATGTGTAACCAACCAGTAGATAAGCATCATGCCTTTAGGTTGTTTCATGAAGCCGAAACCCTTCGTACCAAATGGCTACAGAACAATGGGTAACAAACACAAAGCCAAAGGTACAGCCTTTGAGACGTTGGTCAAGGAGTACTTGATCAGTGCAGGGTTTAAGAACGCCCGCAGAACAGCCCTTGCTGGAGCCATGGACACAGGTGACATCAATGGCATTGTGCGCCGTGTAACCGAACGTGAGGTTGCGATCCAGTGCAAGAACGATAAGTCGTTTAACATCAGTGGCTGGCTCAATGATACTGTAGGGCAGGCGGATCGTTTAGGTGACGGAGTTCCTGCGCTAGTTGTGAAGAGGAAAGGTAAAGGGGAAAAAGCATTGGGTGAGTCATATGCTGTGATGAGGCTAGATGACCTGATAGAACTCTTGAAAGAGGCAGAGTACTTCTAAACTTTGGGAACAATTTAATTCATTGTTCTACTAGGAGTACAATCATGTCACAAGAACTTAATTCCCCAATTGAAGACGTCCTTAAAGTATCGGGTTCCAGTAACCCACAGAGCGTTGGATCCATTCTTGCCCGTGCAGTGAACGCAGGTCAAGCGCCAAAGATGCGAGCGATCGGTGCAAGTGCTGTAAATCAAGCCGCAAAAGCCGCCGCCATTGCTAGAGGCTTTGTTGCCCCACGTGGTGTTGATCTTACTTACATTATTGGCTTTGATGATATTATTGGTGATAACGGAGAATCCATTTCGGCTATCTCCTTCAAACCAATTGTGAGGTAGTCGTGGACGAAATTAGCCCAAAATTGCGAGGCACACTGCCAGCCGCCGCCCGTGCCAAGATGGTGCACCATCGTGCGTACAACGCAGGTCGTGGAGACAACCCACACGGCGCAACCACCCCAGTAGCAACTGAGCCAGATGATGAAGAGCAGTGGCTTTCTCGTTACGAAAAACATCCTGACTATGATCCAAACAAATCCTTCTTTACGAAAGTTGAAGACTAATTATGGGCATCTTTAACAAGATTCGTGGTGG